TTAAAAGCCGTTAAAATAGTCTTTTTTTGTATAGTGTAAAATACTAGTAAAATAAAAAGACTTGTAAACATGTTACAAGTAAAAAAGAATCATATAAAAAAAAGTTTTTTGTAAATACTCCAGAAAAGAAAGATCTATAATATCATACATAAAAAAAACGTTCTTTTTTTTTTGGTGTTGTCAACCTTTTTTGGTTGACAGGAAAAATTTTATTTTTTTTTATCTCCGAAAAAAAAAAATTGAGTAGGGTAGTTTAGGGTAAATTTTTATTTTTAAAAACTTTCTCAAATTTTTGAAACCCCCCTCCCCCCTTTTTTCACAAACAGAGTAGAATTTTTTCAAAACTGTTGGATTTGGAATTTTTCAAAAGAGTGGGGAATTTTTACTGAAAAGTTTGAAAATTTTCCTGGAAACAAAAAGAAAGATCAGGAGGAGTCTTGACCTTTCTTGAACAGAGTGATTTAAAAATGAAAAAATATTTATATTAAACTGGATTTTGGAAAGAAAAGAAAGAAAATACTTCGAATAAAATCGAAACAAAAACCAAAATCCAAGTTTAACCAAAATTAAAATACATTCAACCGAACCCCACAATCTATTTCACTTCCCCACGTGGGGTGACAGGTGGGGGTAGTGTTTAAAATTACAATGCTAGCAATTTTCAGAACAATGCTACTCTTCGGATACCAGGGTGGCATTAGGGGTAGTTTCGTTCTCGATTTGCTTTCGTAATGCATCTGCTGTTTCTTGGGTGTTTATGTTGGAACCTTGTTGTGCAGAGATTTGGATGTTCTTATCATCTTTAAGTCCAAAATAGTTCTTTCCGAGGAACATGTAAAGCACTGCATTTACCTTTCCTTTTATGGCTCCATTCTCCATTGCAACTTGGCAAACATTGATTAATTTTTTGCACGTGCCGAAGAAAGGTGAGTTAGAATTATTGGCATGATTGTATATTGTATCCCTATCACAACCTAACCACATACCTGCACTACTAACAGTAGGAATAGTACTAGTATCATAACATAACTTAATAAACTCGTTTATATCTCTCTCTAAACTCTCAACACTTTCAAAAGCATAATGTCTACCTATACCACTAGAATTAAAAGCTCTATCAATCAAAGCATTAGTAAACTTAATAGTATTAGGATCACTCATATACTCTTGACCTTGTTTGTTGCTAATAGACTTATCACTATGATTAGTAGCACTCATAAACTTCTCTTTCTTAACTTCATAGGAGTCATTCTCGTTAAAAATCTTTTGTCTGCTATAACCCAAACATAACAACTCCCTTCCTTAGTACTAATATACCACAAACAAGAAAAAAAGTCAAATAGAAATTTTAAAAATAACAAAAACAACATAGTAAACCAACCATTTCAACTCGTTTACCAACGTGTTTACCGACTTTTCCCTTATATATCAACAAAAAACCTATTTATGCAACGAAGTAAACGAAAAAAAGACTATACTCTATATATATAATTATATAAATATAACTCTTTTTTGTAATTTTATATTTTTTATACATATTATTGTTTACTTGGTTGCATATACTAGAAAAACCTTATAAAATAAAGAAATTTTTGGTAAACGAACTGGTAAACCAATGGTAAACCAAGTAAACGAACTTTTATTATATTTCTTTATACTTTATTATCTTTTACTATTTTTTGTTATATTTTTAAAATTTTATATCCAATTATAATATTATATAAATAATATAATAAAATATAGTAAACGAACTAGTAAACGAACCTTAAAGTTGGTTGCATGAAGAATTGCAAATGCAAATTTTAAATTTTTTTAAAATATATCATAATAAATATATAATAATTTTATACAATTATTTTACACAAGTAAAATTTTTTATATTTTTATATTGACAATTAGAAAAATATAGTTTATAGTTGTTGTTACAAGGAGGTAAAAAAATATGAAATACAGATTTATAGTAAGTAAAAAAGAAGAATTGTTAAATGACAGAGTTATTAGTAAATTGGCAGATAAGATTGATATTAGTAATAGTTATTTAACATTGATTCTTAATGGACAAAGAAGTGTTAGTTTCCCACTTGCATATACAATATCAAGTTTTATTGGTAAAAATGAAGATATTTGTTATTATTTTGAAGTTATAGAAGGAGAATAATCATGAGCAATTTAGAGATAAGGTATGATGAAAATGAGATATGGAAAGCAGATTTGGAACTTGATCGTAAAGATAACCCAGCATGTACGATTGATAATTATGTATTGATATTAGAAAATGATGAGCAGATAAAAGACCATATAAGATTTAATAGTTTCAATAATAATTATGAATATCATGATGGTAAGAAAGAGCCGAGAATATGGAATGATACAGATGATTCGATATATATGTCTTATATTGAAAATAGATATGGCATCTTTCATGAGAAAAAGTATTATAAGGCGCTTATGATTGCTATGAAAGATAATAGTTATAATCCTTTGAAAGAGTTGATTGAGAATGAAGAATGGGATGGTGTTAAAAGAATTGATAGGTTCTTAACGGATATTTTGAAATGCGAGGATACAGATTATGCGAGAGAATTGTCAAGAATGTTGTTTTTTGGTGGTATTGCAAGACTTTATAAGCCTGGGATAAAGTTTGATTATATGTTAGTTTTTTGTGGTGAACAAGGTCTTGGTAAGTCAACGATTATAAATTGGTTGGCGTTGCATTCGAATTATTATAAAGAAGTTACCACGATTGAGAAAAAAGAAGGTGTTGAATGTGTACGTGGTGGTTGGATTTGTGAGTTTAGTGAGTTACTTGCAATGAGAGGGGAACAGAATAAAGAGAGTATGAAAGCTTTTATTTCACGCACAGTTGATAGTTATAGACCTGCGTATGCGGTGCGTACGGAGTCAATACCTAGAACTTGTATCTTTATTGGTACTACAAATAATGCAACGTTTTTGACGGATAATACAGGAAATCGTAGATATTTGCCTATTGATATAAAAATACCACGTGGAGAGTTATTTGAGAAAGAAAAAGAAATAAAAGAATATATTCTTTGTTGTTGGAGGGAGGCTTTATATTTAATGCGAAATGGTAGTAAGGAGGAGTTTTATTTGACAATCCCTAGTCAATATTGGAGTGTTTTACAAAGTGAACAGGAAAGTCGTATGATTGAGGATCCTAAACTAGAAGATTTGAAAGAATATTTGATGGATAAGCCACTTGGTTATAAGATTTGTAGTAAAGAAATACATGCAAAAATATTTAATGGTCTCGATAAAAATATGACGTCAAGAGAAGCACATATCATAGGTGATTATATGAATAAGTTCAAAAATTGGACAAGAATTAATAACCCTACAACAATTGAAAATTATGGTCGTCAAAAATATTGGGTTAAAGAATATAATGTTGAATATGAAAATAAGGAGGAAATATGAAAATAGTATTGAATAAAAACTTCGGAAGGTTTAGTTTGTCAAAAGAAGCTTATGATTTTTTAGGAAAAGAATGGGATGGGTATGGCTTTGATTTTAATGAAATGAGAACTGATAAAAAATTAATTGAATGTGTCGAAACTTTAGAAAAAAAAGCTAGTGGTTTTTGTGCAGATTTAGAAGTAATAGAGATACCTGATAATTCTTTTTATAAAATAGATGAATATGATGGTTTAGAAACAATTTATTATTCAAATAGTGAAATTAATGTAAAATAATTTATTTAAAAGTGAGGTATAAGATATGAAATTAACAGGTTTAGATAAATTAAAATTATCATTAGATTTGCTAAATAAAGCGGATGATTTATTGTTTCCATTAGAAGAAAAAGGTGAGATATCTGATGATATTAGAAATTATGTTATGGAAGCAATAAATGAGATAGAGGATTTGATAGAGGATGGGAAATAACATGGGGAGAATAATTATGGACGAGGTTGATTTTTACCTAGAAGACTTGAAGTCAAAGTTTAGAAAACTAAAAAATGTAGGTGGCTACGATAAATATTATCTTGCATATAGTGGTGGTAAAGATAGCCATTTCCTTTATTGGTTCATAAAAGAATATTCATACCCTGAATTTAAAGATATAAAAATTGTTGGTATTAATACATATATGGAACACCATGAGATAAGAGATAGGATATTAAAGAATAGTGATATTGTTTTATACCCAAAAATGAAACCTATGGAAATAAAGGAAAAGTATGGGATACCTTGTTTTAGTAAAGAACAAGATTTTTACATATATTATTATCAGAATGCTTTGAGAAAAGGTAAACAACCAAGTCGTACAATACAAGAGAAGATTGATGGTACTTATAAAACAGGATTTTGTCTTAGTAAAAAAGCAAGAGATTATGTCAAAAGTGGGAATGCTCATAAGATAACACATTTATGTTGTCATTACTTGAAGAAAGAACCTGCAAGAAAATTCGAGAGAGAGAGTGGTTTGAAACCTATTCTTGGTATTCGTGGCGGTGAAAGTAATCTTCGTAAAAGACAATATCGTACATGCTTTACAAAAGATAAAAAATTCACACCGATACATGATTTATCAGATGACTTACTAGAAAAAATTATAAAAAAGTATGATATTGAAGTACCAAAAGTATATGAGCGTATCGAACGTACAGGCTGTATGGGTTGTCCTTATGGGAGTTACAAACATGATACGGAAAAAGAACTAGAGCTTATAAATGACAATCAAAAAAAGTTCGTGTGTGAATATTTTAAAGAAAGTTATGAAGTTTTAGGAATAGAGGTGAAAGAATGACATTAACAAAATTAAGTTACAAAAGTCTAACACTTGAAGATATAGAAATGTATCAGTACTACGATTTTATATGTGACGGTGATAAGGAAGAAATAATTTGTGTATTAAAGGAGATATAATAATGTTAGATTTAAAATTAGGGGATTGTCTTGAAGAAATGAAAAAAATTCCAGATAAAAGTATTGATTGTATTGTTACCTCACCACCATATTGGAAAGGTTTTGAATATGAAGCATATTTTAATTCATATAAACAATATCTAGATTGGTGTGAATTATGGTTAAAAGAATGTAAAAGAATTTTAAAACCAAATGGTACATTTTGGTTAAATGTTATCAATGATAGTGAAATAACTATAAGAGCATTTGAATTGATGGAGATAGCAACTAGAAAAATAATGTTCAAATTACATGATACTATAATTTGGTATAGATATAATCAACAACCTGCTAACACAACTAGGCAATTGACGAATCAATGCGAATATATATTTATGTTAAGACATACTTCTGCTAATATAGAACTACACAAACAAGAATCGTATGAAAGGAACTCACATATATTCAAAACAAAAAACGTTGGTAATGTATGGGAAATACCTTTTAATAGTGGTAAAAAAGATATTAAAGGTTTTGGTAGAAAAGAAACGAAATCTAAGTGG